TTCGCTGCTGCGCGTCGTCAATAAATGCAACCTTGAGCCAGAGGATTGAACCGATCATTTCCTTCTCGAGCACCTTGAATCGCGAGTCTTCGGTGACCTCAAAAGTACTGGCGTCCCCTGGTGCATTAAAGAATCGCAATGCGGAAATGCTCTCTCCGGCAGGAGACGTCCAAAAGATTTGGCCTAGCCAGCTGTCTTCTGACTCCGCAACGACAGCCGGGGGAGCTGGCGTCTCCCGGAACTGGGCTGCTGAGTCTTTGGCGCTGGCAATAGCCAGCATGAGGGGCAAGGCAACGGTGAGGCAACGCAGTTCACGTGGCAGGCGGCGCATCGGGGGCTCCCATTCCAAACTGAATGCACTCTTCGAGCTGGATAAGTCGATATTCAAGCCCGAAAAGTTGCGTGTCATCGAGTTCCAACAATGTCCCTGCGCCGGCCATGTCGAGCCAGCGGGCGACCTCTGACTCCCAGCCATAGCTGGTCATGATTCTCGACACAATTCTGATAGCTCTGCTACGCGGCGAACTCTCAACTCTGGGTATTGCAGGGGAATGCAAGTCGAAGTACTCGAAGTCACTTCGAATTTTCCTCTCCATCTCCGAGTAGGTCTCGGCTGGAGCCGCTTCTTGCATCAGCTGTCGGATGCGAGCGACGTTCTCTCTCATGGATCCCCCTGGTTCTTTAGCCGTTAGCCGCCCTGGCGAAGCGCAATACTTTCGCTTGGGGCATTCCCTCGTCGAGCAACTCGTAGAGCAGGGCAGTGAGTTCAGCTCTCTTAGGAGGAGGCAGTTCCAGGCCCCGCTCTCGTAAAGACTGGTCTGCCAGCTCGAGGGCAACTGTAAGAACTTCGAGTTTCAAGGGGTGAGACAGGCCGGCCTCAGATGAGCTCGAGCGAGCCCCTTTGCCGGTCAACAGCCAACCAGGGCTGACCGACAGCGCCTCGGCGATCTTCAGCAGCACGATCGCCTTGACGTGGTCAGGTTGAACCTTGTCATTCAACCAGTTGCTTACAGTTGCCTCGGTGGTCCCCACGATCTGGGCTAACGCAGCGGCGGACATCCCCGCTGCTGAAAGGGCGCTTGCAAGTCTAAGGCTGAGGGAATCTTTGGACATTAAGGGAGCTTAATTGGGCTGGACTTGAGCAGGCTTGACTTAAAGGCTTTAGCGCGCTTAAGCTCCGCCCACTATGGAACCGATCACCAAAACCTTTCTTCGCAAGGCTTTGAGCGTAGACACCGACGCCGCGTTGGCGCAGTTCTTCGGAATTTCAGCTTCTGCCGTGAGCCAATGGCCTGAGGACCGTCCAATTCCTGAGATTCGACAGCTACAGCTTGAGAAGAGGCGTCCGGATCTCTTTGCAGAACCTGATGCGCAGCGGCCCAGCGGCGCGGAGGCTGCCTGATATGGCGCCCGTTACTAGCACTCTGGCGCCCTACAGGGGGGCTTTCAATCTTGAACAAGATGGCGACGACAGGGCCCGGCCCCGTCGCTTGGCACCAGCTTCTCAGAGCAACCACGCGGATTCGTGTGTTCATGGCCCGCAGATTGCTGCACGACAGGGTCTGCCCGCATGAAGCCCGTGCCTCATTTCCTGCGTCCGCGATCGGCCGTGGTCTTCGACCACACACGTCGAATGCTGGCCGCAACTTCCATGTGCCGACGCAAGTTCGCGATGCACGTCGCCGAGGCCTACGTCAGCCTGGTCGCACCTGAGCATCGCTCTGTTCCTTTTCGCCTCGGTGTTTCCGACCTCGAGTTGTTTAAGGCGGAGCGCCACAACGACCAGCAGATCGGCCGGTACATGGATGGCACGGTAAAGGTGCTGCCGGCGGACCTCGAGGACGCCTGGGTGCTCAGCCTGCCGGAACCCTTCCGCAACGAATGCGAGCGGGAGCTGGCTGCGCGACGTGGCCGTTACGCGGAACGCCGGCACGAGAACAGCGAGGCCGGCCACGTCCAGGGAGTGGGCGAGATCATGGTCGAGTTCGGCCAGTTGATGGAGGCGCTAGCGCCGGCCCTGGCCGATGGCCAGATCACCGAAGCTGACCTGCCTCACGCCCGCCGCATCCTCAACGAGTCCGATGACCTCATCGCCGCGTTGCTCGGCATACGGCGCGCTGTGACCAATCTTCTGCCCGCGCAAGGTGGTGGCCATGGCTGACACCTATTCGCGCGGCGAAGACGACTACGTGCGCTTCTGCATCGAGCAGGGGCGCCAAGCCATTCACCGGTGGGAAGGGAGTAGCCGTATCGCGCCTAGGAAGCGTTGCGGTGAGCCAGGCGCGAGCTCGGACGCGGTAGCGCCCGGCACCGACCTGCCGGCTTTTATCGGAGGCAGTGATGCCTGACTTCATGGACGCGGTGCAAGAGCGCGAGCAACAGAGCCGCGACATTGCGCTGGCATCGATCAAGCCCGCTTCCAATGGCTTGCCGTTCTGCGAGACCTGCGATGCGGCGATCAGCCCATTGAGGCAAGGCCTCGGTGCTCGTCTCTGCCTGCAGCATCAGCAGGAGCTGGAAGACGCCATGCGGAGGCGCCGTTGAATGCGGGCCCGACGCGCCAGCGAAAGCTCGCGCGACATCAACCGCCGACGCTCGGCGGCTCGCGTGACGCAGCTGCTGCAGCAATGGGACCAGCCGAGCGAGCCGCTGTCGTCGGACCAGCTGCTGCTGATGAGGGAGCAGCTGGCCAGGGAGCCCTCGCAGGAAGCAGCGGCGCCGCAGTTGGCCCTCCCGCTGTCGCTCCCCACGAGCCCGGAGTAGCCGTCTTGTCCGCATTGGCGCTCGATCACGCGGCCCGCTGGTATCGCGAGGCCAAGGTTCCCGAACTTCCGCCGACCCGGCGCGCAGCGACCTGATGCCAATGCCCATGGATTTGCAGCTGAGCCTGCGCGCCGCCGCCCCACCTCCCCGGTGTGGTTTGAAGAGCGCGCGAGGGCAGGGTGTGCGCCTCCGGGCCCATCGCCGAGGCCGTTCAGGTTCAGCCGGTCATGGGTCCTCCCTGGGGATGCCCTACGGGGGTAATTCGGACCCCGTTATTTGTGTAGTCAGCGGCCCGGGACGTTACTGAAATGGCCGCCAACTACCAGGACGTGCTCGACCAGCTGCAGGCCGCCGGCCTGCAGGTCACCTCGCTCGAGCCTGGGCGCATGCGCCGGTGCCGCGTCGAGGGCGATCGCGAGAAGCGCGGTTGGTACGTGCTGCACGAGCTGCCGCTGCCCAACGGCGACCTGGTGTTGGTCGGCACGTTCGGTGTCTGGCGCGGCAACGACAACGGCCTGCAGAAGGTCGATCTGCGCAAGCGCGACAAGGAGTTCAGCGTTGAGCAGCGTGAGTCGCTGCGGCGCCGCCTGGCCGAGGACCGGAAGCGGGTCGAGCGTGAGCGCCGAGACCAGGCGGAGAAGGCGGCGCAGGTCGCGGCCGCGGCCTGGACGAAGCTGAGCGAGGCCGGTGAATCGGACTACCTGGCGAACAAGCACGTTCAGGCCTTCGGCCTTCGCTTCACGGAGAACGGCTCGGCCGTCGTGCCCTTGCTCGACGCCTTCGGCCAGGTGCACGGGTTGCAGTTCCTGCGTTCGGCCAAGCAGGCCGAGACCGCCAAGCGGCCGGCGAAGGAATACTGGCCAGCCGGGCTGGCCAAGCAGGGCAAGTTCCACCTGATCGGCGCGCCCCAGTGGATTGTCCTGGTGGCCGAGGGCTACGCGACCGCGGCGAGCGCGCACATGGCCACCGGATACCCGGTTGCTGTGGCGTTTGACGCCGGCAACATCCCCGTGGTGGCCAACGCGCTGCGCAAGCGCTACCGCGGGGTGCGGATCCTGATCCTGGCCGATGACGACGTACTGCAGAAGTGCCATGTCTGCAAGGCGCGCCTGGTGCTGGCTGACCATCCTGTGGACTGCCCCAGCTGCGGATCCGCCCACCAGAAGACCAACGCCGGCGTCGCCGCGGCTAGCGCGGCGGCCGTCGAGGTGTCTGGCGGCTGGCTCGCGCCGACTTTCGCCGACGAGCCGGCCCGGCGCACCGATTTTGTCGAGCGCGGAATCAAGGCCACCGACTTCAACGACCTGCACCTCGCGTCCGGCCTCCACCTGGTCCGCTCGCAGATCGAGAATCGCCTCGCCGAACTGGAGTGGCGGGCTCCCTCCAGCGCGCCGAACACCACCGCCACCGGGGAAGGGGGCGGCAAGCTGGTTCCGTTCCAAACGGTCAATGAGCTGCTCGAGCGATTCCCCTTGATCTACGCGCATGGCTCGACGGTGTTTGATCGCGCGAAGCATGTCATCGTCACCGTGAGCGACATGCGCGATGCGTGCGTGAACAAGTACATTCACCGCGCTTGGCAGGAATCGCCGGCGAGGGAGTTGGTCGAGATCCGCAATGTCGGCTTCGATCCGACGGGACGGGACCCCGAGATCACGTGCAACCTGTTCGGCGGGTGGCCAACGAAGCCCAAGGCAGGAAATTGCGAGAAGTTGCTCGAGCTGCTGCGTTTCATGTGCAGCCTCGATCGCAACAAAGAGGCGTTGTACCGCTGGGTGTTGTGCTGGATCGCGTATCCGATCCAGCACCCTGGCGCGAAGATGAAGTCGACGGTCGTCGTGCATGGCCCGCAGGGCACCGGCAAGAACCTCTTCTTCGAGACGGTGGCGGCCATCTATGGCGAGTACGGCGACGTCCTCGACCAGTCCGCGATCGAGGACAAGTTCAACGACTGGGCCTCGCGCAAGCTCTTCATGCTGGCCGATGAGGTCGTGGCGCGCTCGGATGTGTACCACCTAAAGAATCAGCTGAAGGGCCTGATCACCGGCGACCGGATCCGCATCAATCCCAAGAACATGAAGGCGCACTGGGAGCGCAACCACGTCAACCTAGTGTTCCTCTCCAACGAAGCCATGCCGGTCGTGCTCGAGGAGGACGATCGCCGGCACTGCGTCATCTGGACACCTGAGAAGCGCTCGGCGGAGTACTACCAGCAGCTGCTGGCCGAAATTGGAGCGGGAGGCGCCGCGGCGCTCCATGACTACCTGCTGCACCTAGATCGGGGTGACTTCAGCCCTGGGACGCCGCCGCCGTCCACCGAGGCCAAGGACCAACTGGTGAACCTGGGCCTGGATAGCCCGATCCGCTTCCATGACGCGTTGGTGACGGGCGACATCCGCGACCTCGAGCCGATGCCCGCGACCGCCTCGGACTGGTATGAGGCCTACCGCGTCTGGTGCAGCCGCCACGGCTACCGCCCGGCTCCGGAGTCCAAGTTCGTCGTCGCGCTCAAACGGCAGCGGGACGTGCTGCAGGCCCGCAAGCGCTACCAGCCAGGGAGCAAGGTCCTCGGCCCGCACAGTTTCCTGATGCTGGGCGATGCCGCGGCGCCGGAAGGGCAATCCGAGGTCGTTTGGCTGGGCGCCAGCCATTCGCGCTTCCACGAACAGCTGACCAACTATCGGGAGGGCAAGTAATGGGTGCCCTTGTGCGGGGTGTGCGGGGCTTGTGCGGGGTGCTGTGCGGGGCTGAAAGCCGCGCCGCTATTGGCTTGTGCGGGGTGTGCGGGGACCGCCCTTACGTGTGCACACGAACGCAGGCCTGCGGTCTGCCCTCGCTGCACGTTTCTGAATCCCGCACGTACGCAACCCCGCACACCCCGCACTCCCCGCACAGCCCGCGCCGCTGCTACGTCTCCGCTGTGCGGGGTCCTGTGCGAGGTCGAATCTGCCCCGCACAGGGCGAGCGATCGCGCGCGGGCGCGGGGGTATCTCCCTTCGTTCTCGAAGGGGTTGGAAGAGGGGGTTGCAGGCAATGACGGCCCGCGAGGAAGGCGAGGTCAGCTTCAAGGCCTTCGCACGGATACTGGGCGAGCGTTCGCCGTCCTACGTCACCCAGCTCAAGGGTGAGGGGCGCCTGGTGCTCAGCGCCGACGGCAAGCGGGTCCGCGTGGCCGAGTCGCTCGCCCTGGTGCGGTCGACCGCCGATCCCGGCAAGGCGGGCGTCGCGGCCCGCCACGCGGCCGCCAGAGGCGGCGAAGCCCCCGCAGGTGTGACGGCACCGCCGACCCTGCCCGATGAGGGCGCTGGCGGCGACCTGGGCGGCGCCAGCGCCGACCCGATCGAGCAGAGCCACGCCCGCCGCCGCTCGAAGGCCATGGCCGACAAGGCCGAAACCGACGCCCTGGCGGCCGAGCGAGACTACCGCCGCAGCATGGGTGAGCTGCTCGAGGCCGCCGACGTCGAGCATGCCGTCCGCGGCGCGGTGGCGTCGTTCCGTGGCAGCCTGGAAAACCTGCCCAACACGCTGGCACCCGAGCTGTCGGCCATGTCCGATGAGGGCCGGATCCGGGTTGTGCTCAGCGAGGCCTTCGAGCACGTGCTGGAGGAGCTGGCGCGCTCGTTCGGGAACATTGGTCGCCGGGAGGCGGAAGCCTGATGTCGGCCCTAGGTCGCATCGCCACCGCGATCGCCCGCGCCGTCGCGCCGCGCAAGCCAATGCGCGTGAGCGAGTGGGCGGCCGCCAACCGCATCGTCACGGCCAAGCAGAGCAGCGAGCCTGGCCGGTGGCGGAACGAACGCAGCCCGCTCCTGGTCGAGCCGATGGACTGCTTCAGCGCCCGCAGCCCAGTGCGCGACGTGGTGTGTCGGTTCCCGATCCAGTTCGGCAAGTCTGAGCTCGAGAGCAACGTGCTCGGGTACACCATGTGCGAAGTCGGCGGGCCGATCATGGTCTGCCTGCCCGGCCAGGTGAGTCTGGACAAGTGGATCGACCAGAAGCTCAACCCGCTGCTCGAGGACACGCCGGCGGTACGGCGCATGCTGACCAGCGTGGCCAGCCGCGACGCGGCGAACCGGCGGGCATTCAAGGAGTTTGAGGGCGGCCAGCTCTACCTGGAACACGCCGGCGCGCCAGCGCGCCTGAAGTCGACGTCGGTACGCACCCTGATCGTCGACGAATTCTCCAGCTTCGCCAGCGCATGCAGCAGCGGCGATGACCCGGACGAAATGCTCGATGGCCGCAGCAGCGGTTTCCCGGCCACGTACAAGCGGCTGAAGGTCGGCACGCCCGAGATCCGCGGCATCTGCCGCATTGACGCCCTGTATGCCGAGAGCGACCAGCGGCGCTGGTACATGCCGTGCCCAGACTGCGGGCACCGGCAGCCGTTCGAGTGGAGCGGCCTGCATTGGACGCCGGACGCGAGTGCGTGCTGGTACGTCTGCCGCGAATGCGGCGTGGTGATCGAAGAGCACCAGAAGGACGCAATGATCGACGCGGGCGCCTGGGTGCCAGAGAACCCGGGTGCGGCGGTGCGCGGCTACGCCGCCAACGGCCTGTACTACAAGATCGGCCGCGGTCCGCGCTGGTTGCAGCTGGTAGCGCTCTGGATCCGCGCCCAGAACGATCCGGCCAAGCTCAAGACATTCGTCAACGACCGCTTGGCCGAGGCGTGGGAAGACCCGGCCATGCGCGCCGTGAAGCACAACGTGATCGCTGACCGGGTTGAGCACATGCCGCTGCGCCCGCTGCCGGCGTGGGTGCTTGCGGTCACAGCCGGCGTGGACACACAGGACAACCGTCTGGCGGTGCAGATTGTCGGGTGGGGAAGAGGGCTGGCCTGCTGGCCGATCGACTACGTGGAGCTGCCTGGTGACCCGAACAACGAAGAGGTTTGGCTGGCACTGACTGCGCTGCTTTCCAAGCCGATCGAGCACAGCCTGGGTGGTGCATTGCGCGTGGAAGCATCGCTGCAGGACGCCGCCGGCCACCGCACCGAGGCTGTGAAGGCCTTCGCCCGGAAAAAGCTCCTGCGCCGGCACATGGTCGGGTTCGGCGCCGTGCCTAACAACGCGCCGGTCCTAAGCAAGGGCAAACTGCAGGACGTCAACTGGAAGGGCGTGCTCGACAAGCGCGGCATCATGATCCACCACGTGGGCACGGTCGGCATCAAGCATCTGCTTTACGGCCGCCTGAGCTCCGATGCCGAGAAGCAGGCCGAATCGCGCCTGGTGCGATTCAGCGACGAACTGCCGGCCGAGTACTTCGGTGGCCTGGTGAGCGAAACCTACAACCCATCCAAGAATCGGTTCGAGAAACGCCGCGGCGGGCCGCGCAATGAACCGCTCGATACCTGGGTGTATGCCTACGCCGCGACGCATCACCCTGAGCTTCGCCTGCAGCGACATACCAAGGCCGACTGGGATGCCCGTGAGGCCCGGCTCGCCTCTGGCGCTATGCCTGCGTCGGATCCGGCGCCGCCCGCGCCGGGCCGCGATGGTTCCCGTGAAACATCAGTTTCGGGGCCGACGGCAAGCCAGCCGCAAGCCGAGTTCGGTTCGTCGCTCTGGAGCAAGCGCCTATGAGGCGACACACGCGGCGGGCCAGGGTCAACGAGCTCGTCGATGAACTGGCGGTCGGCGCGGCGCTGCGTCTGCGCTGCAACACAGGGGATATCCATGGGGTTGTTAAAGCCGTCGTCGAATACCTGACCACGGAGTATCCGTCCCAGGACCTTTACATCCCGGCCAGCGTCACCCCGCCGGAGTATCCGGTCGAAGCCATCCGACGCGCCGTGGCGGAAGGTAAGTCGATCCGCTCCATCTGTAAGAAATACCGCGTGGACCGGCGAACCGTGTACCGGCTGTTGGACTCACAAGTCGAACCTGGCTAGGTGTAAAGGAGCTATTCGCCTGGCGCCGCCTATCGTCGCCACGGGCCGTGTGGGTGCGGGCGGTTTCCCCGAGACTCACCCGCACTTGATCCCGATGATGGCTCTCAATGAGCCAAGCCACCGAAATGCGAGACGCCTACGTTGCCGCCGAATTGGCGGTCCTGCAGGGTCAATCGTTCCGTTTCGGCGAGCGCATGCTCACCCGCGCTGACCTGGTGGAAATCCGAAACGGCCGCCGCGAATGGGAAGCGCGGGTGTCCGCCGAAGCCACGGTGGCCGCGGGTGGGAGCCCTGGCATCGCCTTGGCCAACTTCAGGTGCGGCCGGTGAACTCTCTCGATCGCGCCATCCTGGCCATCTCGCCCGGTTGGGCCGCCAGGCGCGCCAGCGCCCGGCTTCGGGTGTTGAGCTACCGCAACGCCTACGATGCGGCAGACCGAACGCGTCTGCGTGATCCGGCCCGCGACCATGGCTCGGGCAACAACGCGGTGGCCAACAGCGCCTATGATGTCCGCCTGCAGGCGCGGCATCTGGGCCGCAACCACGACATCGTGGTCAACGGACTCAACGTCCTAGTGCAGAACACGATTGGTGCCACCGGCATCGGTGTCGAGTTCCAGCCCCGTGACGCCAACGGCGACATCGACGAAGACATCGTCGACCAGCTGATCCCGCTGTGGCAGGACTGGCGCCGCCGCCCCGAAGTGACCTGGCAGCACGACTACGCCAGCATGCAGCGCCTCGACGCGCTCACCCTGTTCCGTGATGGCGAGAGCCTGAGCCAGGACCTGGTGGGGCTGGTGCCGTATCTCGACCACGGCAGCCTGGTGCCGTACTCGATCGAACTGATCGAGCCGGACATGCTGCCGCTGGACTTCAACGACCGCGACCGCAACATCGTCCAGGGCGTCGAGTGCAATGCGTGGGGCCGGCCCGTCGCCTACCACCTGTACAAGCAGCACCCGGGCGACGCAGGCGTGTTCCAGCCCGAGCGCAAGCGAGTCTCGGCCGACCTGATCTGCCACGCCAAGATCGTGGACCGCATCGGCCAGCGCCGCGGCATGAGCTTGCTGGCCTCCGTGCTCACCCGCCTGGAAGACCTGAAGGACTACGAAGAGTCCGAACGCATTGCCGCGAAGATCGCCGCGTGCATGGCGGCGTACATCATCAAGGGCGATCCGACCACGTTCGACCCGGCCTCGATGGTCGGCTCGGATGGTCGGAGCCTTCCCGAGCGCCAGATGCGGTTCCAGCCCGGCATGGTCTGGGACAACCTGCGTCCCGGCGAAAGCGTCGGCACCGTCGACACGAACCGTCCGAACGCCAACCTGACGACCTGGCGCGACGGGCAGCTGCGCGCCACCTCGGGCGGCATGCGGGTTTCATTCTCGTCGCTGGCCAAGAACTACAACGGCACCTACAGCGCGCAGCGCCAGGAGCTGGTGGAGCAATACGGCGCTTACGGCGTGCTGGCGTACGAATACATCTCAAAGAAGACACGCCCCCAGGTGGAGCGCTTCGTGATGGCAGCAGTGGCCTCGGGCCGGGTGCGGATTCGTCCGGGCACCCCGATGAACACGCTCACCGATGCGCTGTATCTGCCGCCGGTCATGCCGTGGATCGACCCGAAGAAAGAGGCCGAGGCCATGGCCCTCATGGAAGAAAACACCTACATGTCCGGCCCGGAAATCATCCGGCGCCGCGGTGCGAGCCCGCGCGACGTGCTCGACCAGCAGTCCCAGTGGCTGCGCGATCGCGAGCGCTGGGGCATCCCGCCGGCGGCGCCTTCTGCCCGCCAGCCGGCCCTCCCCGAAGAACTCGACGAGACCCAAGCATGAAACGACACCTGCTGATGCACGCCATCACTGCAGCGCTTGCTGCTACGTCCGCCGCAGCGCCCGAACGGCCTGGCATCGTGGCCTTCAACACCCTGGCCAACGGCGAGGCCGAGCTGCTGATCTACGGCTTCATCGGCGGCTGGTACGAGGGCGTCACGGCTGAATCCATCGTCGACCAGCTGGGCGCGATCACGGCCACCACGATCAACGTCCGCATCAACAGCGACGGCGGTGCCGTTACGGATGGCATCGCCATCTACAACGCGCTGCGCCGCCATGGCGCACGCAAGGTCGTGACCATCGACGGCATCGCGGCCAGCATCGCCAGCCTGATTGCGATGGCCGGCGATGAGATCGTGATGGCCGCCAACACGCTGATGATGATCCACGCGCCGTCCGGCGCTGAGTGGGGCAACGCCGCTGCCCACCGCGAATTCGCGGACGTGCTCGACACCTACGCCACCGCGATGCTGGAGAGCTACGCCCGCCGAGTGCCGGCCAAACGCAGCCAGATCGACAGCATCCTGCGTAGCCCGAAGGACACCTGGTTCACCGCTGCCCAGGCCGTCGAGTACGGCCTGGCCGATCGCGTGCTCGAAGACGTGGTCGAAGAGCAGTCGAGCGATGCGAACGCGGCCGCCGCACTGCTGAGCTACATCAGCGCCATTTCCGCTGCGCCTGTCTCGTTCGAGACGGGCCTGCGGCACCACATCCAGGCGGCCGCCCGGCCGTCCGTTTTTGCCTCCCTCCCCGAGGCTGCCCAGCGGGCCGTTGTGGCCCATATCGAGGATCCTGCCATGCGCAAACAGTACGAGAACCTGATCACGGCCAACGCGGGCGGCCCGACCGCGGCCGCCGTTCCCGCCGCGCCCACCCCGGCGGCCCCGGCCGCCGCGCCCGCCCCCGCTCCTGCTCCGGTCGTCGCTGCGGCGCCCACCCCGGCCGCCCCGCCTCCGACCGATCCCATCGCGGCCCTGTCCACCCGCAACGAGCAGCTGCGGGGCGTGTTCGCCACCTTCCGTCACATTTCGGGCGTTACGGCGCTGGAATCGGACTGCCTGGCCGATCCGCGCATGACCATCGAGGCGGCGCAGAACCGACTGTTGGTGCACGTCGGCGCCGCGGGCCAGCCTCTCAACGGCGGCTACCGCGTCGAGGCGGGCGCGGATGAGCGCGACGGCGAGCGCGCTCGCATCGTCGACGCCATGCTGGCCCGCGCCGGCGTCATCACCGGAGCTGCGGCGGAGGCCGCACGCCAGGACAACCCGTTCGCCCGCGCCACCCTGCTGCACATCGCTGAGCACACGCTCATCCGCGCCGGCATCAACACCCGCAGCCTGGGCCGCGACGAGATCGCCCAGCGCGTGCTGGCGATGCAGGGCACGAGCGACTTCCCCGTCCTGATGGAGAACGTGCTCAACCGCATGCTGATCGGCGGCTACAACCTGCAGGCCTTCACCTGGAGCCGCTTCTGCTCCGTCGGCACCCTCAGCGACTACCGCCCGCACAACCGCTACCACCTGAGCTCGTTCTCCGACCTCAAGGAAGTTAACGAGCACGGCGAGTACGAGAACGGCGTGCTGGGCGACGCGGCCAAGGAAACCATCCAGGGCAAGCGCAAGGGCCGCATCCTGCAGCTCACCCCCGAGGTCATCGTCAACGACGACCTGGGCGGCCTGCAGCGCATCGCCAGCGCCCTGGGCCAGGCGGCCGGCCGCACGATCGAGAAGGACGTCTACGCGCTGCTGGCGCTCAACGCTGGCCTCGGCCCGACCATGAACGACGGCAAGACGCTGTTCCATGCGGATCACGGCAACATCGCCGCGGTCGCGGCCGTTCCCTCGGTGGCCTCGTTCGATGCTTCGCGCCAGCAGATGGGCAACCAGAAGGACCCGGCCGGCAACGACTTCCTGGACATCACGCCTGCCATCTGGCTCGGCCCGCTGAGCCTGGGCGGCTCCGCCCGCGCCGTCAACGCTGCGGAGTACGACGACGACTCCCAGAAGAACCAGCGCAAGCCGAATATCAGCCGCGGCATGTACCGCGACGTGGTGGACAGCCCGCGCCTCTCCGGTACCGCCTGGTACTCGTTCGCCGACCCGAACATCGAGCCGGTCATCGAGGTGGCGTTCCTGGATGGCATCCGCGAGCCGCGCCTCGAGCAGGAGACCAACTTCCGCACCGACGGCCTGTCCTGGAAGGCGACCCACCGCTACGGCACCGCCGGCGTCGGCTACCGCGGCGCCACCCGCAACGCCGGCGTCTGATCCCACCTCGCCCGGCGCACCACGCGCCGGGCAATCCCCGATCTGAAGGAGAAGCAACATGTCCAACAAATACGTCACCGAGGGCAAGGTGATCCCGTGGACCAACACCACGGGCTCGGCCGTTGCCGTCGACCAGGTGGTGAAGGTGGGCTCGAGCATCGGCGTGGCGCTCGGCGCCATCGCCATCGGCGCCGTCGGCAGCGTGGCGCTCGAGGGCGTCTTCAGTGGCGTGCCGAAGGTGGCCGCCGCGGTCTTCGTCCAGGGCGAGAAGCTGGTGTTCGACATCAGCGCCAACGGCGGCCTGGGCGC